ATGGTGGTTAGCCAATTAACAAAGCCACAACAAACCGCGCAAATTTTTGTGTAATTTGCACCAATAGTCCGATTTATGGTATAAAGTACCTATATGGGTCTATTGTCTGCTTTGGGTATAACCAATAATAATAAAACCGTCCAAGCGCAATACGCCCCTGCCGTTATGGGCGATAACAGTCTCCAATTTGGTTACAACACATTTGGATTTGGCCCGATGGATCGCACATTAGCGACACAAGTGCCAGCGGTCAACAGATGCTTAAATTTAATTAAAGGTGTTATTGGATATTTACCTTTAGAGCTGTACAAAAAATCTACAGGTCAAAAATTAGGCAAACCATTATGGTTAGAGCAACCAGATATAAGACAACCAAGATCAGTAACAATTAGTTGGACTGTGGACAGCCTTATAATGTTTGGCCAGGCCTTCTGGCGTTGTACAGAAGTTTATGCAGACGATTTACGCCCTGCTAGATTTGAATGGATTGCTAATAGCCGTGTAGTAGCACAAACAAATCAATTAGGTACAGAAGTTTTATATTACACAGTAGATGGCGCTAAAGTGCCTATGGTTGGTGTTGGATCTTTAGTTACATTCCAAGGATTAACACAAGGCGTATTACAAACAGCAGGCCGCACAATACAAGCAGCTTTAGATTTAGAAAAGGCAAGTGCAGTAGCGGCACAAACACCAATGGCTACAGGATTTATTAAAAACACTGGCGCAGATATGCCAGAGTCACAAGTACAAGCATTATTAGCAGCCTGGAAAACAGCACGTCAAAATAAATCAACAGCATACCTAACTAGCACATTAAGTTATGAAACTGTTGGATATTCACCTAAAGATATGATGTACTCAGAGGCACAGCAATACTTAGCAACGCAAATCGCTAGAGCTATGAACGTGCCAGCGTATTATATATCAGCAGATATGAATAACAGTATGACTTATCAAAACATTATTGATGGCCGCAAAGAATTTGTTGCCTATTCGCTACAACCATACATTTGTGCTATAGAAGATCGCCTATCAATGGATGATATAACCCCACGTGGCCACGTAGTTAAATTTGCATTAGAAGAATCATTCTTACGTGCCGACACAATGAAGCGCCTAGAAGCTATAGAAAAAATGTTGTCACTAGGTTTAATAGATGTAGAGCAAGCTAAAGAAATGGAACAAATGACACCTAACGGAAATGAGGACACTGATGTTACTTACGTTCAGTAGCCAGATTGAAAGCGCAGATGGCGAGCGCAGAGTAATTGCAGGCAAAATTGTGCCATTTGAAGTACCTGGCAACACCAGTGCCGGCAAAGTTGTATTTGCTAAAGGATCAATAGAGGTAGGAGATCCAGGCAAGATCAAGATGCTTATGCAACACAGTGCAGAGCGCCCAATCGGCAGAATGCAAAAATTTAACGAAGCAGAAGATGGTATTTACGCTAGTTTTAAGATTAGTGCCAGTATGTCTGGCCAAGAAGCACTCATACTTGCAGGAGAGCAATTAATTGACGGCCTGTCTGTAGGTGTGGATGTAATCAAATCATCACAAAAAAAGGATTATATTTATGTAACTAAGGCAACACTAAAAGAAGTTAGCCTAGTTGAATCACCAGCATTTACAGAAGCACAAGTAACTAAAGTTGCCGCTAGCGAAGGCGAAGCGGATGCAACAAATCAACCAACTACGGAAAGTGAGGCTATAGTGGAAAACACCACCGAGCCAACAGCAACACCAGTGGTCGAGACTGCTCCAGTAGAAGCCGCACGCCCTACAATTAGTGCATCCTTCTATACAGAGCCACGCTCACCAATCAGAACACAAGCACATATGCTGGAACACAGCATTAAAGCAAAATTAGGTAACCACGAATCAGCACAGTGGGTAATGAAAGCAGAAGCAGATGTAGCAAGATACTTAACTGCTGCAGATGACAGCTTTACCACTAACCCAGCATTTAATCCAACACAATTTGTACCTACAGTAGTAGATACCTTAATCGGATCACGTCCAGCTGTTGATGCAATCGGTACACGTGCATTACCAGCAGCAGGCATGACTATTTCAGTACCAAAGATCACTACATCTGGTACAGTGGCAGAAACTGCAGAAGCAGGCGCACCATCAGAAACTGGAATTGTGTCCAGTTATGTAAATCTAACAGTTAAGAAATATGCGGGTTTACAGCGCTATTCACTTGAGGTCCTAGAGCGCAGCAGCCCCGACTTTTTCCAGGCGATGCTCGACAATATGACCCGAGCTTACAATAAGGCAACAGATGCAGCAGTAATTGCAGCACTAACAGCAGGTGGCGCACAAGCTAACCCACAAGCTGCAACATCTAACGGAATTATTGCTTACGTAGCAGAGCAAGCACCAGCTGCTTACCTTGCAACAGGTGAGTTGGCAACTGCTTACATCGCTGGTACAGGTCAATGGAATCTTTTGATAGGAGCTAAAGATTCTACTGACAGACCAATCTATACTGCTCAGCAACCCATGAATGCGGCAGGTCAAGTCGGGCCTCGCAGTTTGCGTGGTAATGTTTTAGGTCTAGATCTATACGTAGATCCAAATGCTGTATCTACTGTTATTGATGAGTCAGCGTTTATCGTTGTACCATCTGCAGTATCTATCTACGAATCACCTATCCTACGCCTAAGCACAAACATCCCAACATCAGGCGAAATCGAAACAGCACTATATGGCTACATGGCCGTTGGTGTATTAGTACAAGGTGGAGTCCGTCGCTTCAACCTAACCTAATAGGTTAAACCAAGTAATAATCCTCTGGGGTTTAGTAGCCCTAGCCCCAGGGGAGCTTTTTTAAGAGAGGAATACAGATGCCAAGTTCATATGTAACGCAACAAGAATTGCGCACTAATTTAGGTATTGGTACTTTGTATTCTAATAATGATGTAGAAGAAGTTTGTCAAGCAGCCCAAGACCTAATAGAAAAAATGCTATGGTTTAATGATGTACCTGTAATTGGTGCATCTGTATCTAATGATGTAGCCACAATAACTTTAGCAAGCCCAGGCATATTTGTAACTGGCCAACAGATTACAGTATCTCAATGCGGTAGCCCATACAACGGATCACATACTATTACTGGATCATTTCCAGGATCTACAGTGCCTACATCTATTGGCACAGCCTTTTTAACAAATTTAGCATTTAGTAATAACTCACAAGGTTATTCAATCGTACAATTTTCAGTAAATCATGCAGACGAAGCATTTCATTTTATTAAACCTTATGGCAGAGCTTTAGGGCCAGATACTCAAACAGCATCTTATGCGACAACCCCTGCAATACGACAAGCGGCCATGATCGTAGCCGTAGACATCTGGCAAGCAAGACAAGTAAGCCAGACAGGTGGGGTCGGTATGGATGGGGTCAGTGCTAGCCCTTATCGGATGGGTTATCAGCTGATAAATAGAGTACGTGGCCTCATCCAGCCGTATTCAGCACCTAACTCACTGGTAGGTTAATATGCCAGCTGCGATTACCACATTACGTAGCACACTAGCGACAACCTTAACTAACGCTGGTGTATGGTCAGTGTTTAGTTTTCCACCTGCCACACTTCTTGCAAATAGCGTGGTAATTACGCCAGGCGATCCATATTTGACACCTAGCAATAATGATGAAATTACTATTAGCCCAATGGCTAATTTTAAGATAATTATAACTAAACCTGCATTTGACAACCAGGGCAACTTGGCAGGCATAGAAGATTACATCTTGGCTGTAGTTACTAAATTAGCAGCTGCTAGTTATCAGATGAATATATCCAGCGTATCTGCACCTAGTATAGTAAATGCAACTAGTGGCGATTTATTAGTAAGTGAAATAACAGTATCAATCCTAACGAGTTGGAGTTAAAATGAGCTACAAAGGATTAACAGAAGAAGAAACTAAGTTTCTGATCAAAATAGGTCAGATCAACAAACCAGAAGTGGTAGTCAAAAAGGCTGCTGCTAAGAAGGAAGAAGGGCAAGACTAATGGCAATATATTTAGCTAATGGTGCGGTGGTTACACTAAATTCAGTTGATCTGAGCGACCACGTAACAGCCGTAACAATCAATAGATCATTTGATGAACTAGAAGTAACAGCTATGGGCGATAGCGCACACAAGTTCGTAAAGGGCTTAGAGGCAAGCACTATCACTATCGACTTCTTAAACGATACAGCCGCAGGCGAGGTTAATGCCACCCTACAGGCTGCATGGGGTACAACAGTGCCACTTACAATTAAACAGACAAGCGCTGTCGTAAGCTCTACTAACCCAGAGTTTCAAACTACAGTGTTAGTCAATAACACACAAGATGTTAATGGCGCAGTGGGCGACATAAGCACACAAAGCATTACATTTACCTGCCAAAGTGTTATCGTAGTAGATACCACACCTTAAGGAGAAATAATGGCAAAGCTAAAGATTACAAGGGCTACTGGTGAAGTCACAGAACATAAGATAACACCAGGTGTCGAGTACGCTTTCGAGTTAAAGTACGGCGCAGGAATTAGTAAAGTCCTACGTGATCACGAACGGCAAACCGAAATTTATTGGCTAGCTTGGGAGTGCTTACGTAGGGCTAACGTAACAGTACCAATCTTTGGTATCGAGTTTATAGACACTTTAGATACTGTAGAGGTTTTAGACGAAGAAAAAAAATAACTGGGCGAGATTCCATTCTTTATACGATAGCCAGCCTATCGGTGGAGTTAGGAATACCGCCTAAAGAATTTATAGATATGGATTCTGAGATGCTTAGGACAATAGTCCAGGTTTTATCAGATCGTGCTAAGGAGATCAAAAATGCCCGTAGTCGTAAACGGCGTTAGAGAGTTCCTTAAAGCTATTGATGAAATTGATGAAGATATGTATAAAAACGTTAGGGCTAGCCTAAAACAGCCAATGCTTAAAACATCTGCTAAGGCAAAACAATACTTGCCAAGCAATCAAAATGTGTTAAGTGGCTGGTTAAAACAGGCTGAGCCACAAGAAGGTCAGCGCAGGCCGTTCCCTGCGTATGATCAAGCCACAGCTAGAGCAGGTATCAAATACAAGCTCGGCCCTAATAAGCGTAATCGTAAAGGTTACAGCGTTTACAATTATGTGAGTAATGAGTCTGCACCTGGCGCTATTTATGAAACCGCAGGTCGTAAGACAGATGGCGCACAAGGCGCATCATTAAACCCTAACGCTGGTGCGCAATTTATAGCTGCATTACCACAAGTAGCAGATGCAACTATGGCAGGCACAGTAGGTCGCAGAGGCCGTAAAAATAAAGGTCGAGTTATATACAAAGCCTGGAAAGAAGAGCAGGGCGATGCATACAAAGATATACAGAAGGCTATTGACAAAGCCATATTTGAGTATTACAAAAAATTACCATTAGAGAAAAAAGGCCAAGTACTTGGCTTTTATCAAGAGCGATCAGCTCGTGGATTTAGGGGCGTGTAATTGTGCCTACTTTAGTAGTATCGGCGTTAAGCACCTTTGATAATAAAGGATTAAAAAAGGCTAAAAAAGAAGTTAGCGCATTTGACAAACAATTAAAAACCTTTGCCAAGACCTTTGCTACAGCATTTTCTGTCACAGCACTAACTAGATTTGGCAAAGCGGCAGTCAAAGCATTTGCAGAAGATGAGAAGGCTGCAAGGTCGCTAGAGCAGCAATTAAAAAATACAGGATTTCAATTTAGTTCACCAGCTGTAGAGTTATACATAGCAAACCTACAGAAAACCGCAGGCGTATTAGATGATGAACTAAGGCC